TTGCATCGAAAGCCTTTTCGACAGCAGCAATACGCTGACCAGATACTTGCGCTAGACGCCCCTGCTCTCTCCCGAGGAAGTCTTGAACCATCCCCAATGGGTCTGGAGCCTCTACGGGCGGTACAGGAGCCTCTACAGCCTGTTCTACTTCAACTTCCGTGGAAGGTTGAGCAACAATCTGTGGCTCTGCCTGCTCTGCGGTATTTTCCTGTCGTACTTCTTCAACCATGTCCGTAGACCTTTCTTACTATCCTTAGATAGTTACTCCCTATAACAACTTATTGACTGACATCAAAAGAGTTATAGAAATCTTCATCATGTGCTTGTTTTGTGCGCCAGACAGCTCTGGCACTTACATCTGCGTTTAGTGGATGCACAAGAGTGTTTGTGTATCCAAAGCCAAACAAAAATCCATCGAGGCCTTGATCGTTTTCTCGCATTGATTTTCGTATTGCGGAAATAGAGTTTTTAACAGCTTTAATAATTTCAGCCTTGCCTAGTATTGATTTAGTTTCGACTGTGCCTGTGTTCCATTGTTCGTACAGGCGTTCAACCTCTGCTATAGACACCCCGAATTTCATAGCAGTTTGTTCTATTGCTGCTAACTTAGGAGCTTGCCAGTAGTTATACCCATACTTTTCTCTGGTAATAATTAGCTCTTTTTCGACTGGGTGAATATCTTTTCCAGCGTCTAAATACTCTTGGACATAGTTATAAGCGTCTGTGCCATACCTAGACAGCCAAGTTCTTTTCGCGCCTTCAAATGCTGCGTAATCAAAATACTCAACCCCTTCTTCTGTTACTTTCTCAAACTCAGGGTTGAACAAAATAGTTTCAAAATAACTATTTATCCAAACTTCCTCTTTACGCTCTGTTCCTTTTACATTTTGCAACCTATCTAAAAACTCATGAACATCTGCGAATGTACCGTTTTCAGACTTATCAAAGATTGCTTCATACTCAGAAGAAAAGTCTTGACTAATACGACTTAGACTTAAGCGAACGTCCGCTTTTGTTTGACCAGGTAAGGTTTCTAACTTACGGAACACTTCTGCTTTTGCAGAATCACTTTTAGCTCTAACAGACTCTAACTCTTCGTAAAAGTCATTTACAGTAACCGAATCAACATCTGCGCTTTCTCGAACTTCTTCAATGATTTCTTCAATTGCTTGGTAATCTCGTAGAACACTTGCAGAAATAGATGAGCTAGATCCAGAATTTAGTTCCTTGTTTAGTTCTTTTTTGCGAACAGGGTCAAGGCTTTGGTAATTAGTAAAGCCTTCTGCTCCGTATTTTTGTTCAACAGCTTGGTTACGCAAGTCCCTACTGCGTTCGTAAGGTGTCAAAGGCCGAGTGCGAAGACCAGCAAACGCTGCTGCTGTTGCTCCTACCCCGGCTCTGTAAGGGTCTGCTGAAACGGCATCTTGTAACCAAAAAGGCAAGGCCTTTTTAGCTTGAGCCATAGCTATATCTTTAAAACCGTCATAAGGAACGCCGTAAAAATCTTCTTCAAGTATAAAATCTGCTACTGCTGAACCAGCAGGGGCGGACAAAGCACGACCTCTTATGAGTTTGAACCACTCGTTATCTTTGTATCCACCATCTTCATTGAAGTCCTGATACACAGATGCTTCATCACCTGCTCCTGCTATAAGTCTGGTTCCTGCTCTGAAAAGAGAAATTATTTGCCCGCCTGGTCCAACCCAGTCGTCACCAATTTTTATTTGCATGTAGTGAGGCTTTGTTGGGTCTAGGTTTACATCCTGTCCTAGAACTTGACCTATGCCCCAGGTGTAAGCCTGTAATGCAACATGAGCAGTAATGACGCTTTCTCTTGCTAATCGCCCTTCTACTCCGCCCCTAGTTATTCCGTCACTTAGCAACGCAATCATAGAACGTGTCATTCTTGGCGAGAAAAACAAAAATGTCGATTCAATATGACGTTGAAAATTAGTAAGACCTACGGCTTCGGAACTTAAAGTTCCCGTCCCTTTGTTTATAAAATCTGCTATCCGGCGAATTTGCTCAGCTTCTTCGGCTACTTCCATTTTTAGATGCCCTGTCAAAGCATCAAACGTTGACAGTTTTACTTCATCTATAAATGTTGACCAAGAACCTTGAAATCTATTCAAAGTTGAAGCCAGAGCGTTTTTGCCTCTTGAAGGCCAATTTACATTAGGGGTTGGCTTAGTAAGCCAATTTGAAAACGGCCCATTTGAGTTCAAGGCTTCGTACGCTTCCACTTGAACTCGACTTAGATGCAAGTTTGCTACGTTAGCTTTACGAAGAAGTTCTTGGCGTTCTGGGCGATAAGTTCTAGCTAACACTTGGTCTGGACGAGCAAGTGAAATAAAACTATCTACAGTTGCGTTAGCAAGCCCTTTGTAAACATCTTGACCTTGCCGTAAAAGAGTGGCGTCGTTTTTAGCCAAGCCCTTAAGAATATCGCTAGTGCCTTTACCCATAATGACAGGGCCGTAGATAGCGAGAAGACCAATGTCTATACCAGTTCCACCAAGACGTAAGATTCGAGTGAAATCTGCTGCAGTACGAGATACCTTGCTAGTTGTAAGCCAATGCTTAAACCGCTGAATAAAAGGATTAAATTCTGCTGACTCAAGAAGAACATCAAAGTCTTGAGCAAACTTAGCAGCTTGTTCTGGTGTATTAAAGAGCAAGCCGTCAAATAGACGTTCACGAGAAGTGCGAGAGTCAGAAACAACTTCGCCTGATTTTTCTAACTTATACTTGACATCTTTTAAGGTGCGGTAGCCAGACTCTTTTCCAGCTCCACCAATCTGTACAAAAGACTCTCCACCTTTTAGAGATGGCTCTATATCTGCTTTTACAACAACGTTGTATTTCTTAGCTAATTCAGGGTTTTCTCGGAAAATCTTTATTAACCGCTCTTCTAAAGCAGTATCGGCAATCTGTTTGTAAACAGCACTTGAATATATTGCAAGAGTATCTTCAGGGCTAACGTAAGAAACGCTTCCATCTTGCACACGAGCAAGCAATTCATCAGGGTCTATTAGGGTTCGAGCCTTGTTGTAATACTTTTCAAAGCCTCCATCTGCCACCCTACCAGTACCAGATTTTCTAGCCCAGACATATCGAGAAGCAAAAGCTCCATCTGACAGCAAGTATCGAACACGAGCAGCACCACTCAAGGCAATTGTTGTGCCATTCAATGCTACTCGAATAGGAATACCTGCTTCTTCAAGCAACTTAGCAAACTCGCCGTAGGCTTTTGCGCGCTGAACAAAATAGTGGGACTGCCTGGTAAGTTTGCCGTCTTGCCAGAAAACATTATCCCCAACTTTAAATTCGTCAGCTAAGTCATAAACAAGTTCTGTTACACCTTTAGAATTGACGTATTGCCTGACTTCTACAACAGCGTTTAGAAGATCTGACTCGTGGAACTTTCCAGCTTCAACATCATTCAACGCTTCTCGGATTTGGCTAGGAGAAAGATCTGTTGTTTCAGAGTAACGAGAACCTAACCTAGTACGAATTTTTTGAGTAAGAAATGCAGCATTATCAGTATCTAAGACACCAACATTTATTATTGACCCAGATTCCAATGCATCCCCAAATACTTGAGATGAGGAACCTGTTTTTGCTCGGATACGATTTACAACTGTTGCTGCTGTTGACTGCAACCTGGCGTTTGTTATTGCAAACTTAATCCGTTCTGTAGTTAGATTAACTTTTTCTAAGTTAGCAAGGAGTCTAGGAGTTATAGCTCTTGCAACACCTCCCAACGGATTTTGAATACTTTCAGGAAGTTTATTGAAACTGCCCCTTATTACATCCTGAAGATTTACTTCAATTTCAGTAGGAATATTTGGGGTCTTTGATGACCCAGGAATCTGACCTAAAAGCTGCCCTGCCCTATAACCTAATTTTTGAGCAACATCCATGTCTTCAACAGCAGTAGGAGCCAATACTGTTATTTTAAAACTTCCACCCTGGGCTTCCCTTAGAACACTCTCTGCATCTTCGTTTAGAGAATTAGAAGTTTGTGCGCGCTTTGTTGCTTCTGTAGTTTCGTCTACATCATTAAAGTACCTAGCACCCTGAGCTACATTTTCTTCAGCTTGCCTTCCGGTAATAACTGAGTCAACGTAATCCCCATGACCGTAGACCTGTGGGGTAGTACGTTCCCCTGCTTGAGCTTCAGCAAGATCTTTTACCCGCTTGGCAGTATCTATATTTGTCGGAAGTTGATCTATAGATTTATTAAGTTCATCTATTCGCTGGTTATTTGAGGCAAGTTGTGAAAGTGACTCTTTTCTAGAGCGGTTAATATTTTGCTTTTCTGTTTTTAAACTAGGGAGAAAAGTGCTGTCTATAGATGCTTTTCTATCTGCAGATGTCGTTTTCCTTTTTGCTTCATTTCTTAGCAAACGAATTTGTTCGTCTATCTTTTCAATAGAGGAGGTTGTTTCGTCTATTTGCTGCCGAACAGGTTTATTTGCTTTTTCTAAAGACTCAATTTCTTTTTGAAGAGTGCGTTTTTTACCTGCGTATTCAAGTTGCTGTGCTCGAAATTCATTCGCATAAACTTGATTATTTGACTCATCAATAATTACTTGACCGGCATTTTGCTTTGCCTGTAACTCGTCAAGATTATTTGTAGGAATCTCAGAAGCTGCGTTCCAAGTTTCTTTTAGCCTTGAAGGAAGTTTAGGAATTGCACTTACAGCTTGTGGAGAAAGAACAGCAGCACGCCCTGCTGTAAGAGCAGCTCCTTTTATAAACTTAGCGTCGTTTACCCAACCTGCGCCTGGAACAAGGTTAATAGGATCAAGAGCAACCTCTATTGTTCCTTTGTAGTAATTAGGTAAATCTATTTCGTCGTAAGCTCTACGAGATGCACGAATATCAGCAGTAAAGTTAGTAAAGAATCCAGCATCATCAAACTTTTGACCTGTTTCTTCTTCGTAATATTGCTCTCGTAATTTTTGGAAACGATCTAAAGTTTCTTGTGGGATGCCAACATTTCCTGGGGCGAGGTCTAACCACGGCAAAAGCCACGAACTAAAGTTTTTTGCGCCTTGAGTAGTAGGTTGAGCGCGCCTTGCTGCTTCCGCACTAGATGCAAAAAATTGCCTTACACCTGCAGGCTTGCCTTGTTCCTCACGTTCTTCCATAACCTCCCTAAACTGTTTATCAAATTCTTGATCTCCAGGAAGGATTCTTGACCCAAGACCTATTGCAGTATTCAACGCAGGTTCTATTGCACCTAAAGCTGTTATTCCAGCATTAGCAATATTGGATCGAAGGCCGGGCGCAAAACCACCAGTAAACTGAAAAGGCTCCTCCCCGCTAACATCAACGCCTTTTATAACTGCTGGCTCAGGCGGAGTTGGCTGGTCGTAGATAGGTGTCCCTTGTTGTACAAGCGGTCCTTCTATTGGCGGGGCTAGATACTTTTCAAGAAGTTCTTGTTGTTGAGCCTCTTCAGCTGCTTTTAGTTGTGCTTCGCGTATCCTTGCATTTCGTATTGCAACTTGACGACTGCGCGCTGCACGAGCTTCTCGATCTCGTTGTCGCTGTTCTTCTTGAGAACGCAACTGAGCAAGAAACTGTTGAGTCTGCTGTTCAAATGGGTTAGTGCGAAAAGGAGTGACCATTAAGCTAACTGCGCTCCAAGTGAACCTCTAGGGCTTCCTGCGCCAAGAGAAACTTGCCCTAAATATCGGTCAAGTTCTTCTCTAGCCATGCCAGCTTCTGCTTCTATAGCACCACGATCAAACAAGTCTGCTCTCTGATAGCCACCTATGGTTTGTCTAGGACGCTCCATAGATTGTGTTGTAAAAGGAGTAGGGCTAGTTTGCTGCATTACATTAGCCATGCCTGTTGCAGAGGAGTCTGAGGTGAATGGGCTAAACAATCCTTGCAGTTGAGCTTCACCGCCTAGCACCCTAGACAACCCGCCTAGCGTACCTGGAGATGCTTGAAGCAATGGAGACAACGCAGCAAGGCGTTGCTCGGCAAGTCTTTCTTGTGCAGTCAATCCACCTCTAGCTTGCAAGCCTGCTAAGTTAAGTTGCTCTTGAGCAGTAAGCCCACCTCTAGCTTGCAAGCCTACTAAGTTACTTTGTTCCTCAGCAGTAAGCCCTCCTCGTGCTAACTGATTTTGTAAATTAATCTGTTGCTCTGCAGAAAGCCCAAATGGATTACCCGGAGCCTGGGCAATAGCAAGTTGTTGTTCAGGAGTAAGACCACCACGAAGAATCGTGTTGATATTGTCGATGTCTATTCCAAGTTGAGCAGCAGCAAAAGGATTGTTAGCAGCAGCAGCTTGTTGAGCTGCAAGAATATTTAGTTCGTTTGTTAGTCCGCCTGATGCTTGCGCCCTTGCTAAATCCAGCCTATTTTGAGCTGTTTCGGAAAACGGGTTGTATTGAGTTCCAAGTTCAGCAAGTCTTTGTTCTGCACTAAGCCCGCCCCTTGCCCGTAACCCTTCTAAAGCAAGTTGCTCATCAACAGAAAGCCCCCCTCGCAAAATTGTGCTGATATTTGCAATCTCAGATCCTGTACCTAACGCAGCATACGGGTTTGTAATGCCTGCTCTTGCTTGCAACTCTGCAAGTGCTATTGCTTGTTCTACAGTCCCGTCTAAACCTGCTATTGCTCCGAACGGAGTAGTGGTTCCAAATCGAGACGCAAGATCCATGGACTCTGATCCACGTTGCGTGCTATACGCTTGCAGAGCAGCTTCAGCTAGTGGCGAAAGAACTTGTTCTGTGCCAATTTGTTCTCTACCAACAACCACCCCATCCTCATTATAAACATCCTGGTAAATAGGAACTTCATAGAAGTAATCGGTAGGGTTTGACAAAAATAGATTTAATAAATCTTGCAAACTTGTAGCAGAACTTAACGAGCCTGTGCTGCCAGGAACCACAGAACCAACGTTTATAGTATTGTCGTCTGGGGGTGTGGTTACTGTAGTATCGTCGCCTGGGGTTGTGATGGTCTCTGAGTCTCCTGAGTCTCCTGAGTCTCCTGGGCCTTCTGAGTCTTCTGTGTCTTCTGAGTCTTTAAATAATCCAGAGCCAAGTGAACCTTCTTCGTAAAACTGCCCTCCTTTTAGGCGACTTATTTCGTCCAATAAGGCTTGCGGGACAGGAATCCCCCTAGCACGACGGGCAGCAACTTCTGATTCAAGTTCATCCAAACGCATCAAATTTGGATCGCTACCTCTAACAAAATAGCGAGGCAATTCAGAAGGAGATATAACCCTACTTTGTTCAGGTGTAAGAGAAGCAGTTTCACCTTGCCCTAGTTCAAAAGAGTCAGTTAATGCCCGTGCCAAGTTGTATTGATTTAATCTTTCAACTGCTTTGCCATACACAGATGAAATACCAGACTCAGGAGCCTTTGGAATATTTATTCCCGAAAAACCTGTAGAAGTAGAAGTAAATGGTGATGTATAAGTAAAAACATTTTCACCACTAGTTGTTCGCAGGTTTTCTATTTTTGTTGCAGCATTTTGTAATGCTTTATCTACATCGGCTTTAGGCGTTACAGATAAAAGAGCTGCTGGAATATTTAAAAGCGAATATGCCCTTGCTTTTGCCCCGCTCTCATTAGTTGCATCTATTTCAACAATATTTGAAGTAAACCGAGGGGCGTAAGAATCTGGAATCCTAAGAATAAATTTTGCCATTACAGGCTCCTAAACGGGGTTTGCATCTGAGTGTAGATGTTCGGCTTTGGCTTTCGTTTCTTTGGCTGTTTGACGTCTGGGATCTTGTCTATCGACTTGAACGAGTTCTCGACCTGACGCAGATATCGCTCTGCCGTATCGTCGAACTTACTAAACGCCATTTCCAACGGGTGAGTGCTTTTAGCCATAGCTATCCCCTCGCCCCAGGTGAGATGTCTGCAGTCGGTACTCGAACATTTCCTGATCGAGGCCCTGCTATTGCTGCTGCAGTTTGACGCATCTCATCTATCGAACCGGGCATTACCGGTCTTGTTGTTGTAGGTATTCCTGTACCGGGAGATTGAGGACGAGTCCCCATCTGGTTGCCGGGCTGGAAGTTACCTGCGTTCGGCAGCTGCATCGCACCCTGCGTATTCAAGATATTCAAAGCAGTCTGTTCAGGAGTGGGAATTTGCGGAGAAGAACTTTGCCCTGCTGCTTCGATAATGTTTTGAATCGTAGGTATGCGACTTGCTGCAGCTGCCTGCAACTGCTCTTGGATTCCAGGCGAATTCAAGAACTGTTCCTCAAGTATTTTAGCGCGCACTTCGAGAGGGTTGCTAACTCCTCCCTTGCGTAGTGCGGTATCGAGATCAACATATCCTGATCGCCAGAGGTTCGCCCACAGGTTCAACCTGCGCTCTTGTTCTTCTGGGCTGACGGAGTTGATCCGAACAATGTTTACATAGTGACCCTTGATATCTGACGGCTTGATTGCTGCATCAAGCACCCCTGCTTCGGTCTTACCGAACACAGTGACTTTATCGTTGATAACAAGTTCAACAATGCGAAGAATAATTTCGCCCTTGTCTTGCAGTCCACGTTCCATCGCTTCTTTGACTGCGCCAAAGTTTAGCGAGGCGATACCTGCAAGAACTGCGGTGTGGTATCCAGATGCTGCACCTGCAGGACGCTGACCTCGTGCTACGGCAGGGACAGTGTTTGCCTCGATAGCTTCGTCGAGGAACTGTTTTGCAATGCCGATCTCTGCAGGAGGTCGAGGAGTCTGACCGACTCCGACTTGCACCTGTGGTGGCTTGATGTTCTTCGAGCCGGGAGTGTCATCCCATGCTGCTTGAACTTCTTCGGTAATACCGGGAGGTCCTGTAAATTCAAGAGTAGGCCATGCAGATTTACCGACAATGTCGATGTAGTGAGATGCAAGCTGGCTCTGCGCTCGGATCATTTCGGTAGAACCGTTGAGCAATCCCATGTAGAGCTTCTCTGGCTCTGACGATCCTGTATCCAGTCCCATCTGAGGCCAGTACATAATCCACGGGAGTCTGCCGTATCCGTGACGGCGTGGCTGCATTACCCATTCGTTGTTAGCAACATACGCTACTTGCGATGCAGTCCAGACTTCTTGGAACTTAACGTAGCCTTTGGTGTACTTGCCCCACTCAGGGAAGTGAGCTTGAACCCACTCTGCGTCTACTTGGTACTCGTAGATAACCCAGCGAGGCTGAGTACCGTTGTTCATGTCCCATACCAAGTTCTGCGGATTTACGGCAATTGACTTGATAGGCCAAGTGATAGATCGCTTCTCGATAACTTCCTGCACACGTTCACGATAAGTCTCGTCTTCTTCCATGTGCGGTGGAGGTTCAGGAAAGTCACTCCACTCGTTGGCGATAAACTCCAACTTCTCCCATGCAATGCCGTATAGCCCTGCATGTTTGGTAAGTTCCCTGTACACCGGAGAGCGATGCTCAATCATGTGGTGTGCGCCAGTCAGGAACTTCTCCATGTTTTCGGCGCGAGCCTGACCTCGAGGGCCGGGCGGTGGGACTGAGATGTCGAGGAACTGTGGGCTAACGTGCGCTACGAGAGTGTTGATTACAGACTGAGCAGTACCCAGCCGAATCATGGTTCCGTTCTCTGGAACGCTAAAGTCGAAGTCGTTCAGGAAGAAATCGTCCAGCATCTTGCATTGATTCTTGAAGTTGCGGAAGATTTCGTTTCCTGTAGCAGATTTCTCTGCAATCCAGAACAACGACAGTTCAGGCTCATCCAGTGGGTTGGATGCCTCAACGTTTATGATTTCGGACGATTCGCTAGAAAACTGTAGAACCATTTATTTTGTCTCTACGAGTTCTGCTTCTTCCCCATAAAGCTGCATCTTAGCCTTAGCTTTTTGCGCCCGGTAAGCCTGCATGAACCTGGTAGGTCTATACGCTGGTTGTGGTCGAATGGGATTCATTCTACGAATTGAACGGAGAAATTCAAAGTCCCCATTTTCGTAACCTGGTGGGTCACACGCCATCAATGCAAGTAATTCTGCGTCAACCCAGTCATCGTGCTCGTTTGTTTCGTTGTAAAAAATATAACTTCCTCCGTTGCCGGGACGGATTGAAATATCTTCTAACTGCCGAATTAGTGTTGACCAAGATGTGGGGAAACGCACCGTTCCGTTTTCCAGCGCAATGTAATAGTTCTGGAACAGTTGGTACTTGCTTTGTGCGCTAAATTTGAATGGTTGAACTGGCATCCCGGTACTTAGCAGGTGATCGAAAACAACATCTCCGAGTCCTGTGGAGTCAACTCGCATATCTCCGACGTTCCATCTGTTGACTTCGCTGGAGATAGTTTCTATCTGGCTAACCCAGTCGTTGCCTGACATTTCGAGAGCGTGTACGGATTCTCGTGTCTTAGCGTTTTTTACTACGAAAACCGTGTAGTCCTGCTTTTTACCCAAGTCTAGTCCGGCAACGTAGCGTTCTGACGGATCTGGGGCGAGCATTTCTACAGCGATAGCAGCTTCTTCGATCTTGCTGGGTCTAAAGAACCCGCCTCCGCCGTCTGGTTGTTTGGCGAGGTACATGCGTTCCCATACGGGTTCGGGCATTGTTGCCTTTTCGTCGTAGATTGACTGCTTTTGTTTTTCCGACAGGAACACGTTGTCGAATGTTGTGGCTCTAAAAGCCTCGTAATCTTCGGTCGGGTTTTCGTTTGCCCAGTTGAACAGCTTTGAGAACCAGTGGTTACGTGTGAATGGTGGGATTCCTTCGACACAACCTCTACCCAATCGCCCTGATGAGTTCAGCATTGGTCGTAGTTTGTTCCACGCAGCTTCTTTGATGTCTTGGGATTCGGTAACCCAGATAAAGTCTGGACCTGCTGTCTGTAGAGATTCTGGATCGTCTGCAGATTTTATTTCGATGTAGCACTCCCGGCGCGCCAGATTAGGTGTCTTGAGGTGCAGCCATACAGAACGCTCGTCTTCTTTCCAACCGTCGCCTCTACCTCCGCCTTGAGATTGTTTTCTTCGTACAACAAGGTCTTGAGGCATGAATTGTTTTAGTTCGTTCCATGCCTGGCGGGATTGTGCAAAGTTAGGAGCGACAACCCAAACGTGGATAGCTGGTTCGAGTGTGTGGGTAAGATCTTCTCCGACTTTGAGTCCCGATGCTTCTGCGATTTCTTTGGTAGCGAGGAATGGCGTTTGGGACGCAGCGGTGATTGCTCGCATAAGTTCGGTAAGAACTGCTCGTCCTTTACCTGCACGCCGTCCAGCCCATACAACTTTTATTCGGGCTTTCGATTCGTGGAACTTACGTTGCCACGGTGACGGCGTGTACTTGTACGGCATGTTACTAGGTCAGCATTTCTTCCAGTTCGTAAAGACTGGATTCGCCAGATATGTCGGCAGTCGTAGAAGTTTTGGTTTTCGGCTTGTCCGGTGCAGGCAGGTTTGCCATAGGTTCTATTTCCAACAATCCTGTCTTGTCGATGAGTTTGCTTTCGGAACTGGAGATTCTACCTGTCTCGGATTTTATAAACGACGTTATACCCGATTCCATCATGTAGACCCGTTGCAATGCAGACCATCTAACCGGAAAAGAGAACGTTGCAGTGTTGCTGCGGTTTGGGACATACGCTGTGCGGTATTCGTAGTTGTTATCGACAAACTCGTTTACAGCTTGCTTGAAGGTTTTATTGCTTTCGACAAGGGCAAGGGTCTTCTTGTAATCCCAGTCGAAATCTTCGCACATTGTTTCTAACGCATCTTCTCCGACACCGTAAGACGGCAACGAAACAAAGATCCTACGCAACTTCCTCGACCATGTAGGCCATTCCGGGTAACCCTGCAGAACCTGGTCTCGGTAAAGCTCTGCTGGAGTTCTTGCTCTGGTGGAATTTTTTCTCGGCATAAAAACAAAATACAACAAACGTGTTAGCACTCTTTACGGGACGCAAAGTTGCTAAAAGCCTGCAGAGGGGTGGTTTCTAAGTCAAACCCAATCTTGTTATCTCCGAAGGCTTCAATAAGTGCCTAACCCTCATAGACCAGTCGATAATCAAAGAATTCGACAGAGCCTCCAATAGCTTCGACGTTCTCCCAAAACTCTGATACGTCAACAATACTGTTGCGAAACATGGCTTGATCTCTAACACCGGCTTGTGAGGCATACCAAGATGCCACAATGCGTCCAGCAAGAGATCCGTCTTCGGAGATAAATGGTTTGCCACGATCTGTACTTATCCGCACCTTGAAACATCTTCGATTGAAAGAAGTAAAGAAATTAGTTTGCTCTGAACATCTTCGATTGAACTTTATAAAAACAACATACAACAAAAAGCCCGCAGAGGGAAAGGACCCTGCCGGACAGAACAGGAGGAAACCTCTGCGAGCTTTAGAAAAATCCTAACACGGACAACAACAACAAAGACACTTTTCTTTTATTTTTAATTTTCTTTTTAACAACACCATATTGCTTAACTAGCTATATAGCTTAACTAGTTAAAACTATGCTGGACTGGAGGGACACCCCCTTTAAGGGGGGGGTGTCCCCCTCCTACTGTCCTTTGCTTTCTAAGTATAAAAAAAGACAGTCTTAGGACACTTTAGGACACTTTTAGGACACTTT